GGCTTTTTCGCGGTGTTAGCCAAAAACAAAATGTTGTTTAAAATCAACAACATCGCTGTTACGTAACGCTGCGGCATTTTTGGGGCAAGTTACGGTGCCAAAAAGTAACGCTTTTTGATCAAAAATTAACCATTACGTAACGGGGCTAAAAAAACGTAACAGCTAACTGTCTGAATTTAAACAACATTTTTTGGCGTTACGTAACGGGGATTTTTGTTTTGATCTTCCAGGCTCCCGCGTTACACTCTCTACCCCCCCCCTATAGGGGGGGTAGGAGGTAACGGGCCTCCGTAATGCAGACTGAAAACATGAAATAAAACTTGATGTTTTTTGTGTGTCAAGGTATTGTTATAACTCACTGCAAACAGGTTGTTACAAAATGAAGATTGAAAAAAATATCCCCATCCCGGCAATTGAAAAAAAAATCATGCGCAAATATCCGTTTGGCGAAATGGACGTTGGTGATAGCTTTTTCGTCCATGGCGAAAAAGGTGATGACCGGGCGGCCATTGCTGCGAGGAAGTACGCTCATGACCAAAAAGTAAAAGGGATTCATAGGCGGTATGTTTCAAGGGCTATGCCAGGCGGGTTTAGAATCTGGAGAGTCGAATGATCGTAATTGACAACTTTTTCAAAACTGCATCATGGGCAGATGTGGCCAGTGCCACGCCATGGCCAGCCAGGCCGCCATCTGTCATCGTTGACGACTGGGTGTATTTTTCTTCCATCGATATGGCCTTCCCGGTTGGCGACATCCAGTCGGGCATTGAAAACGATTTGTCGCAGGCTCTGGATGATGCGGTGTCCAGTGGTGACTATGTCAGGGCTGGCGCTGCACAGACTGATTTGTTGATCCTTTCCTTGTGTTGCCCACCGCACTGAAAATCGACTACACTGGCGGCATGGACAGCAAGGGAATCGAGAGAATGCCTGAAAACCTGGCAAAGGTGGCAGAGTGGCTGGCAACGTTGCCAGGACCCATCCAAGCCTTTATCGCAGCCTGCATCATCGCCCCGCTGCGGGTTATCTACGATGGGCAGGAAACGAGGCGAGACAGGATCATCCTTGAATCCGTCCTGTGCGGTTGCATCGCTTACGGGGTAGCCAGCGGGGCAGAGTATTTCAGCGTCCCGCATGGGGTGGGCGTCTTTATCGGTTCGTCTATCGGTTTTGCTGGGGTCGTGAAGTTCCGCGAGCTGGCGTTGGCTTACATTGTTCGCGGACGCGACAAATGACCATCGCTGACGCAGACAGGATCATTACCGCCGCCATGCAGTGGCTCCCCGCCCACATGGACACCCCCAAAGCCCGAATCATGATGGTCGCCATCGGTCTACAAGAATCCCGGTTCAAGGCGCGCCGCCAGATCGGCGGACCCGCCCACGGCTACTGGCAGTTTGAACATGGCGGCGGGTGCCTGGGGGTGCTGTCGCACAGGGCATCCAGCAAGCTGGCCAAGGACGTCCTGACCCGGATGAATTACAAGCCCGAGCCTGCCGCCGCGTACAGCGCACTGGTGGACAACGACACGCTGGCCGCTGTGTTTGCCCGGCTGCTGCTGTGGACGCTGCCTGACGCGCTGCCAGAGACGCCTGAGCAGGGCTGGAACCAGTACATCAAGGCATGGCGACCCGGCAAGCCCCATGCGCATACATGGGATGGTTTCTATAACGCCGCTGTGAGGTTCTACGATGATCCGAAAAACTAGGGCCTTGTGGGATTTGATGCACAAAGGCCGCATGGTGGCGAACCCCGCCGCGTGGAAGAATGGGCAGATTCAGGCCAGCATGATCGTGGCGCTTATTTGGGCCGCTGTCCAGGGCGCCAAAGCGTTTGGCTATGACGTGCCTATCGGCTCCGAGACGGTTGACGCCGTGGCTGTTGGCCTGCTTGCTCTGGTCAACTGGGTGCTCACACTGGCAACCACCGACAAGGTGGGATTGCAGCCCAAGCATAAGCCTGAGCCATCACAAGACGCCTGAATCAATCGTGATCGACGGCGCCACAATTACATTGGAGTGCAAGCTATGAACTGGACAATGATTATCTCAGTAGCGCGTTTCTTGATCTGGCTGGCTCTCAATATCCGCACCTTGGTGCTGGAAGCCGAAGAGAACCTCCCTGAAGCCGGGCAAGGGTCGCGCAAGTTCGCCGCCGTGAAAGAGGCCGTCATGATGGTGGCGTCGATCATGGGTATCGCCAAGACAGCTCTGGACGCTATCGCGCCCCAGGTTGATGCCAAGATCAATCAGGCGGTGGCTGAGGAGATTAACGCCAAATGAGCAATCCTGTTGGCAGGCCATCCCTGCTTACTGACGAGCTTCGAGAGAAAGCCAGGGAGTATATTTTCCGTTACGAAGAGCAGGGCGATGTTATCCCGTCCGCTGCTGGCCTTGCCTGCTGGCTGGGAGTTTCAAAGTCCACGGTCTACCTGCACGGCGCTCAATGCCCGGAGTTTTCGGACACGCTCAATGCAATTCAGGCAAAACAGGAGACGGTTACCCTCAACCGAGGCATGACCGGGCAATTCAACGCCACCATTGCAAAACTTGTCCTGGCCAACCACGGGTACTCCGACAAGCAGGCTGTTGACCTGTCCAGTTCGGACGGGTCGATGACCCCCACGCGCATCGAGCTGGTAGCGCCGGATGACCAAAACAGCGCGCATTGAGCTGCCGCCAAAACTGATCCCCCTCTTCAGCAAGCCCCGTGGATATTATCGGTATCGCGTGGCTTATGGTGGTCGGGGTTCCGGCAAGTCGTTTACCTTTGCGCTGATGGCCGCTGTGTGGGGCTACGTCGAGCCGCTCCGCATCCTTTGCACCCGCGAGATGCAGAATTCCATCAAAGAATCCTTTCACGCTGAGATCAAGAACGCTATCCAGTCGATACCGTGGCTGGAAGAGTCCTATGATGTGGGCGTCGATTACATTCGGGGCAAGAACGGCACGGAGTTTATTTTCCGGGGGCTGCGCCACAACATGAGTAGCATTAAGTCAATGGCTCAGATCGACCTGTGCATTGTTGAAGAAGCCTCTGATGTTCCTGCGGCCTCATGGGAATCGTTATTGCCGACAATCCGCGCTCCAAAGTCTGAATTTTGGATAGTCTATAACCCTAGAAAGCCCACTGATCCTGTCGATGTTATGTTCAGAGGAAGCGAGCCTCCACCTCGATCTATGGTCATAGAGCAGTCATGGAAAGACAACCCGTGGTTCCCGCCCGAGCTGGAAGAGCAGCGGATTCATGCGCAGAAAATCATGGACGACGCGCTGTACCGGCACATTTGGGAGGGCGAGTATTACGAACAGTCAGATGCCCAGGTGCTCAAAGGCAAGTACCGGGTTGACGAGTTCGAGGCGAACTCGACATGGCAGGGTCCGTACTACGGGCTTGACCACGGGTTCAGCGTTGACCCTATGGCCGCGCTGCGCTGCTGGATACACGATGACCGGATATGGGTTGACTACGAGGCCGGCAAGGTCGGGCTTGAGCTGGACGCCACGGCAGATCACGTTATCCGGCATGTGCCAGGCATTGCCGAACACGTTATCCGGGCCGACAACGCAAGGCCCGAAGCCAACAGCTATCTGCGCAGGCACGGGCTGCCAAAAATAACCGCTGTCGAAAAGGGCAAGGGAAGCGTCGAGGATGGTATTCAGTTCATCCGGTCGTTTCGTGAGGTGGTTATTCATCCGCGCTGCAAAAATGTGATTAGCGAGGCGCGGCTGTACAGCTACAAAACGGACCGCCTTTCCGGTGACGTGATGCCAGACCTTGTGGATGCAAACAACCACTGGATTGACGCGCTCCGGTACGCGCTTGAGCCAATCATGAAGCGTCGCGACATGCCCATGGTACAATTCAAAATGTGACACACCAACCAGGACAAAAGCCATGCCAGTCGACATTGAGCATCCCGATTACGCGTACATGAAACCCATCGTTCGGCTGGTGCGCGATTGCTCCGAGGGCGACCCCGCCGTGAAGCTGCGCCGCGAGGTTTATTTGCCTGCTGACTTTGCCAGGCAGGCGAATGGCGAATACAGCGACCACTACCTGTCGTATCTGGCCAGGGCCTATTTCCTGGGGGTGACCAGCCGCACAAAAGAGGCGCTGGTGGGCATGGTGTTCCGCAAGCCGCCGACAAAAGAGATCCCGCCCGCTATCGAGACGCTGCTCGAAGACATTGACGGCGCCGGGCGTTCGCTGGATCAGATCAGCAAGGAAATGGTGGGCGACCTGTTGGAAACGGGGAAATACTACCTGCTGGTGGACTTCCCTCAAGCGGAGCCGGGCATTGATGCCGAGGCGGAATCCCGCATGGGCCTGCGCCCCACCATTGCGCCATACCCTTTCGAATCGCTCATAAACTGGCGTTTCGAGGCCCTGGGAGGCAAGCAACGACTAACTTTGGCGGTGCTACGCGAGTCCGTGGAAAACACCGACGACGAATTCTCCCACGACGCCGAAGACCGTTACCGCGTGCTGCGCTTGCGTGATGGCGTCTACACGCAGCAGGTCTATGACGACTCCGGTATTCCGATCACCGAAGAGTACGCGCCGCGCATGGCCGGGGGTGCGACGTTTGACCACATCCCGCTGCACATCGTTGGCGCCAAGTCCAACCTGCCAGGCAAAGACATGCCGCCGATGTACGACATCGCCCGTACCAACATCGCGCACTACCAGTCCACGGCCAACGTCAAAGAAAGCGGCTATATTGGCACCCAGCCCATGCTGCATGTTGATGTTGGCGAAACCACGCTCGACGAATGGAAGCTGCACAACCCTGGGCCGCTGTCGTTCGGTAACCGTAACGGCCTGACGACCAAAGGCGGCAAGCTGGAAGTGGTGCAGGCAGAAGCGACAGACTACAACATGACAACGATGGACAAGGAAGAAACCCAAATGGTCATGCTTGGGGCGCGCCTGGTGCAACGTGGCGGGCAGACTGAAACCGCCGAGGCTGCCAGGATCGAAGCCAGCGCCGAAGCGTCAGTGCTGGAAGTGGTGGTTGGTAATGCCAGCGAGTGCATCGAGGCCGCGCTCGAGGACGTGGCGCGGTTCCTGGGCGTTGATCCCGATGGCGTGTTTTATTCGCTCAACGCCTCTTTCTGGGAGTCCCAGCTATCCGCGCAAGACCTGCAAGCGGTCATGCAAGCACGGCAGGGCGGCACTATCGGCGGGCGCGACGTGCTGTACATGATCCGCAATGGCCGTATCCAGCTTGACCCTGAGCGCACAGATGACCAGATACTGGAAGAGTCGGCCAGCGACTCCCTGGATGTTGGTGGTGCGCAGGATTTGCAATAAGCAACCCATACGCTTATACTTTTTCGCAATAAGGGCGGGTGTCCTTATAACCTATTGGCAGGCCGCCAATACCGGAGAGGTGCAAGCAATGCCATTTGAGATCGAGAAAGACGGCAAGACGATCAAGGTGTGGACGGCTGAGGAAGTCGAAGCCGAAGTCAAGGGCCTGAAAGTCACCAACGAAAACCTCAAAGCTGAAAAGCAAGAGGCGCTGGACAAGGCCAAAGAGGCCAAAGAGCAAGTCCGCGAAGCCGAAGAGGCGAAAGCCAAGGCTGAGGGCGACAACGAGACATTGCGCCGTATCGCTGAAGAGCGCGAAGGCGAAAAGCGTCAGGCAGTCGAGGAGGAGCGCAAGAAGTTTTCCGACCTGCTGGCCATGACGAAAAAGGAAAAGATCGACAACTTTTTGACCAAGATTCTGGACGATGTGAAAACGGCAGACGACACCGCCCGAAAGCATCTCCGCAAGCTGATCAGATCAGACTACGAGTTTGATTTTGATCTGGACAAGGGCGAGTTTAAGGTTACCGGTGAAGGCGTTACCAATGCCGATGACCTCAAGAAAGTGCTGTCAGAAAGCGGCGAGTACAAGCGTTATCTGGCAGGATCAGGTGCTACCGGTGGAGGTGCTACCGGCAGCAAAACCTCGGGCGCAGGGACAAAGAAGTTCAACGAATACAGCGGTTCGGAATTGTCGGCTATCCGCAGGGAGAACCCGCAAGAATACGAACGGCTGAAAACCGAATTCTATCGCCCCGAGGTGTAAATTATGGCTACTGTACAGCTTTCCGACATCATTGATGTTACCGTTTTCCAGGACTTGCCCGCCGTCAACTCTCCCGAGAGGACCGCGTTCTTCCAGTCCGGCGTTGTGACCCGCAGCGGTTTGCTTGACTCCATTGCAACCCAACCCGGCAAAATGGCGGAGCTGCCCTTCTGGAAGGATCTGGCCGCGACCGATGCGCCCAACCTGTCCACTGACGATCCCACCGACATTGCTACCCCGAAGAATGTTGTGCAGGGCGAACAGATTGCCCGCAAGGCGTTTCTCAACCAGGGCTGGTCAGCGTCTGATCTGGCGTCTGAAATCGCCATGGGTGCCAAGGCAATGGAGCATATCCGTGCCCGCACCGATGCATACTGGACCCGTCAATGGCAGCGCCGTCTGATTGCTACCTGCAACGGCATCCTGGCTGACAACGTGGCCAACGACTCCGGCGACATGGTGTACGACGCTTCGCTGTCAACCGCCACATCGACCAGTGTGTTTACCCGTCAGAATTTCACCAGCGCCGCCTTCACCCTGGGCGATGCGTATGACCAGCTTGCAGCCATCGCGGTGCATAGCGTGGTCTACAAGCGCATGGTGGACAACGACGATATCGACTTCATCCCTGACAGCCAAGGCAACATGACCATCCCGACTTTCCTCGGCAACCGCATTATCGTTGACGATGGGATGCCCGTTGACCTGAATGGCTCTGGTGACACGATCTACACCAGCGTCATCTTTGGCCAGGGCGCGATTGGTTACGGCGAGGGTAACCCGCTGGTGCCCGTCGAGATCGAGCGCAAAGCTGCACAGGGCGAAGGCGCCGGTATCGAAACTCTGTGGACCCGCAAAACCTGGTTGCTGCATCCTTTTGGATTCCAGGCTGTGGCCACCGCTGGTTCCTCGCCGGTACCTGCCGGCAACAGCTACTCGCTGGCAGAACTGGCCTTGGCGGGGACTTGGGATCGGGTTGTGGAGCGGAAAAGCGTTCAGATATGCTTTTTGAAAACCAACTGATGGCCTGCAAAGCCTGAACGGAAAGGCCCGCTTTATGCGGGCTTTTTTGTGATAATATGTGACAGCGCACAAGGAGCATTGCCATGACCCCCAGCCAAAAAGAACTTGTCGAAACTTTCCCGCGCTTTGATTCAAAAGGCCGGCGAATCGACAACCTGCCAGAAGGCCAAGCACCAACCTTTACCGTTGAGGATCTTCCCGAACCTGTGCCGGTGCAGCGTCGCAAGCCCAAGCAGCGCACCCCGAGATTCTGAGATGCGTATCGCATTCAGCGACAAGACGCACCCCGCCCTGAAGCTGCTGATCCAGGCCGCGAAAGATCAGGGCCACGAAGTGGTAGGCAGCGACCCGGATGTGTTTATTTGCCGAGGCTGGCGAGAACAGCACCGCGCCATGGCCGCCCCGCATGGTTGCCCCGTCATTGTTGTCGAGTGGGGCTGGTTTGATCGCGTCAACAACAAAGAGCAATCGTATCGGGGCCACTGGCAATTATCGCTTGGCGGCCTGAACAAAATACCGCCGCCCGGCGACTATCCGCCTGACCGGTTTGCGGCTACCGGGCTTGAAATAAAGCACAGGGCGCCGAACCCGGGCGGCTATGTCCTGCTGTGCGGCCAGTTGCATTTTGACGCGGCAGTGCACGGCGTTGATTACATCGGCTGGCTGACCCGCACCATGACAAAGTTGCGCAGCGAAGGCGAGAATGTTGTGTACCGCCCGCACCCCCAGGGCGGCGTCAAGCTGGACTGGAAGCATATCAATACAGGCCCGGTTGACGCGGCGCTGGCCGGGGCAAAGTACCTTGTGACCTACAACAGCAATATCGGCCATGAGGCGTTGTTGGCCGGTGTGCCTGTGCTGTGCGACTCGTGCGCGCCGTATGCGGATCTGGCCGGCAAGCGATGCCCGAGCAAAGGCAAGCGGCTGGAATACTTTTCCCGGGCGGCATACGGCCAGTGGAAAATGGACGAATTCGCGGAAGGCTTGCAACACACTCTGGCGCGCTTATGACTGACTACAAGATCGTGAGTTATGCCACCGAAGGCAGCATCTACGAGACATGCATTGCCCAGCAAAGCGCGCTGTACGGCAGCCGGTATATCGGCTTGGTTTATCCTGACCAAGGCTCATGGGAAGCCAACACCAAACTGAAACCACGGGCTATACGCGAGGCGCTGGGAGATTGCGATACTGTGCTGTGGATCGATGCAGACTGCACTATTGATGCACCGCACAATGCGCCGGCTGGCGAATGGGATGTGGGCGTTATCGAAAACCGTCACCCGCTGCACAAAAACAGGATCAGCGCGGGTTTTATCCTGTTCCGCAATACCCGGGGGTCCCGGGCATTTTTGGATCAATGGGATGCTTGCGCGAAGCACACGCGGGTGGATCACACAGCTCTGACGACGACGATCAAACGAATGCAGGGTAAGGTCAAGATTGCCAACGTCACCAAATGGCTCGATGGCCGCCACACGATCAATGCACTATTGCCGGAGCGCGGCGAATATGCTGGCTAAGACGCGGAGCGGAAAACGGGCGGGGCAGTTGCAGTCAGAGCTGGACGCGATGGTTGCGGAGTTTGCCGGCGCGACCAGTTACCTTGAAGTCGGGGCGCGCTACGGCGATACGCTGTGGGACGTTGCGCAGGCGCTTGCGCCGGGCGCGAAGATTGCGGTGGTGGATATGCCCGGGGACGTTTGGGGCAACCACGACGCTGGGCCGGTGCTGGCTGGGGTGTGTGCAGAATTGCGCGCCATGGGCCACACGGTAGAATTGATTATCGGTGACAGCCGCAACCCTGCCGTTATCGAGCGCGCCCGGGGCGTGTATGACGCCTGCCTGATCGACGCAGACCACCGCTACGAAGGCGTCAAGGCCGACTGGCTGGCATACGGCCCCATGTGCAAGCGGGTAGCGTTTCACGATATTGTTGGCCATGGCCAGCGGTGCGGCCCG